GAGTTATTTAAAACAATTCCTCGAAAATCGTTTCCATTAAAATCAGCACAATATTGCCCATCTGAAAGAACAGAAGTTCGGTTTACTAACAAATTACCACCAGAGGTAATACGCATCCGTTCTGTGTCAGCAGTGCCAAATAAAATGTTTGCGCTTTCTCTATTAATAATTCTTAAACTTGTATCTGCATCAAAAATAGAGATTTCTGAACCGTCAGTTGAGCCAGTTCCTGTTGTTGCGTTGGTCAGTTTAATTCTTGGGCTACTGCTATTGTTTACATGAAGTGTTTGTTGTGGAGTGGTAATACCAATACCCACATTCTGTGAAGTATCAATCGTTACAGCAGTATTGCCAGCAGACTGTAAAGCTAGGTTACCAGTAGCATCACCTGAGATCGCTACTCCACCACCGCTAGCTGTTAAGGCATTAATAATAGAAGCCATTATTTAACTCCTTTGGGAAAGCGTTTCTTAACTGCCAAGCAGTCAGCAATGTATTTGTCAATTTGTGCTTGGTCGCCCTTTACGAATTCCATAAATTTATATCCTTTTACATGAGTATGCACACCGTTTAAGTGTTTTCTAATGTTGCCAGTAGTTGAACCTATTTGTCGTGCCGCAACAGCAATTGATTTATAAATAGTTCCATGCTGGTCTTGAACAGCAATAGATGGTGTTCCGTTACCTTTTTGTTTGGCAATTTTTTTAGACCACTTTAAAAAACTGCTTTTTGGTTTTGGTTCAAGCGGCTTTTTAGTAGAGCCACCATCGCACAAGTTGGTAAGGTTTACGCACTTATTAAATATAGCAATCTGACTTTTTTCAAGTTCGTTTAACTGCTCAAAAGAATCAGCTTTATGAGCAAAAAGTACGATTGGCTTGACACCTTTAATTTTAAGCGATTTAAGCCAGCTATTTTTGTGGGTTTTTAACCGCATAGCAAAAGGTGTAAAGTGATTAACAATACGCTTCATGCCATTGGTGGTCTGCCCAATGTAACGAATCTGATTATCAATCGGGTCTACCATGTGATAAACGACAAACTTCTCATTGCGTAAATACCCAAGTGGGTCGCAATAAGTGAAGTTCTTGTTTTCAATAAACTGATAGGTCATTTTGGGTATTTTTTCTTAATAGCATCACATTTAGCCACATACGCATCCATCAATTCTGTCTTACCTTTTTGCGCCCAATAATAGGCATCAGCAAAATCGGTAATGGGTGGGTATTCTGCGGCTCTTTTAGCAATATAAGCATGAGCATCAACATAAGCCTGAACTGCGGCTTTATCGTATGCGACTTCATTGCCGTCTGCATCGTAAGCGACATCGCCTATTGTGCGGATTACATTAGGATATAGTTTATAAATAGCTTCAATCATGCCGCAATCTCCAATAAAACCATCGTTGAAGTAGATGATGTGTCTTGAACTTTAACCAAAGCAGAACCAGTTTCGTTTCTAAATTGAACTTTGTAAGTTGTAGATGATGTGGTTGCTGGTGAATCTAAATATTCTGTACTGTTGTTTCCAAAAGTTAAATTTAATGCAGTTCCAGTCCAACCACCATATCGAGTAAATGTAATTAAATCCGTAGAACCTCTTAACAGTTTTAAATCTAATCCGTTACTAGAACTTCCACTACTTTTTTGACAGCCAGCAATGGTTACTAAAACCAATATTTTGCTTGATGAACTTGTAGGAGTAATTGATGCAGAAAGTCCTGTGTCAGCATAGGTCGTTGTGCTATTAGTTGTTTCTGTAGAATAAGTAGCACTAACCACTTGCAACACAGAACCAGTTGGTAATGCGGCTTTAGGAATAGACTGACCGCTTGATGCAGTTGTAATCACCGTGCCATTCGATGCTGGCAAAGTAATTGTTGAGCTACCCGCAGTAGCCGTAGGGGTTAGCGTAATCGTTCCAGATGTCGCACCCGCTAATACTATGTCACCCATAATTTATCCTTTATGCTCTTGCAAAATTACCATGTAGCAATTCTCTTGCTAATAAGATAACTTCAGTAGCTTCGTCTTTATTAACAAATCTACCTAAATGTTTCTTTTTCCCATAAATCATAATTTCCGCACACCATTTATTTTTAAACTTATCCCACCAAACACCTTTTACACCAGAGGTGTTATTACTGCTAATTCTTCGATTACAAAGATTTTGAGTTTGATCTGCTTCTCTTAAATTTTCAATTTTATTGTTAGTGTTATCGCCATCAATATGATCTATATATTTTGGTAAATAACCATGGTGCATTAAAAAAATTATTCTGTGTGTATAAAAACGCATACCTTTAAATGCTATTACTCTATATCCATTTGGAGAGCTACCACCAGCTTCATCACCAATTTTTGTCCTTGCTGCTGGCGCAATTTTCCAATAAAGTTTTCCTTCTTTATATTCAAAAATGGAATGGCAAAATTCTTTTGTAATCATAGAATTACATACCTACTGCCAGAAGGCACAGTTAACACAGTACCACTTGCCAAAGTTATTGGACCAACAGACATTGCATTTTTGTTGGTGGTTATTGTGTAACTAGCAGTTAATGTTTGAGTATTCTCATATAGCAAACCACCAGCTTCAGCACCTCCACCACCGCCACCACCCGCTAAAACCCAATTTGTACCGTCATAAACCACGGTATAAATACCGCCAGCCCTAAATTCAGCACCAGTTAACGCTGATCCATCCTCATTTTTAACCGCAGTAGCAGCCAAAATGGTGACCGAGTTCACTTGGACTAATAAAGTCGTAGCTCCCGTATTGGCGTTTGCTGCTTCAAAAGTAATCTCGCAGCCAGTTGCAATGGTGCTAGTTGTAATTCCAGCGGGAAAGTTACAAACAATGGCGTTAGCTGTACCCGTATCCGCAATAAAATTACTGTAGTTATTTAGGTCGTTTAGAGCATTGGTAATGGCAGTAAAATTACTGTCCAATTGCGACAACGGGATCGTAGAAGTCGCATTTTGAAAAGTATTTGGTACTGACGAAATTGGTTTAGTCACTAGAACCTCACTCTTAATTCATGCTCAAACTCAAAGCCGTTGATAATATACGCTGGATTGGTAGATGTTACTGTAATTCCTAGGTATTTACCATACTGTTGAGCATCGGTTTTATATAGTGCATACCCTGAAGTACCCCAGTTAATCACGACACCAGAGTTATTACTCCAAGGAATGGTTTGCAAACTGTTATTTTGCCAATCAATAATGCTTGAAAGTGTATAAGGACTGCTAGATCGGTTCTCATTGTCCACCGTAGCCGATAAAGTAATCGTGCCATTGGCTGGAGCAGTCGCTTCAATACCAATCTTTAGGGCTTGCTTAGTACGGATTGGATCAGTCATTGGCATTAAGGCAGTACGAATACGGCTTGTAATGGCGCTACTCTCATCGGCATACAAACGGTAAAGGTTATTGCCAGAAACCCCGTAAATTACGATCTGCCCAGATTCAGGTACAGAAGTAATGTACTTAATATTGTTGCCCTGGCTAGAAATAAACCATTTTTTCTCAAAGAAAACAGCCTGGATATACCGATAGCTATTGGTAAAGGTGGAATCAAAGTACCTAAAGTTAAAGACTGCACAGAGGATATTGTTTAATAAGACTTGACCCGCATAGACTGGGTTAGCAAAGTCAATATTAGGAAAAATACCATCTAAGGAATCCGATAACTTGGATGTGGTTGAGCCGACTAAAGCATAAACCCCGTAGTCATTCATAAACAAGACAGATCGGAAGTACGGGAATATAGCGTTCTTTAGCTCAGATCCAACGGATGCGCTCACATTGGTGTTGGTAAACAAGGTGATACCACTAGTAGTAACCCTAACATCAGAGAACACATTGATGGAGTTGTCACCAAAAATGTACAAAAAGTTATTGGCTGTTAGTAGCTGAATAATGTTGCCATGCAGCGTAGAATCCGTGAGCGTTACCGATCCAGCAGAAACGCTTGTAAAGTCGCTATACGATCCCGCAGCAGAGTAATAGACTGTGCGACCAGCAGCAATCCAAACACGCCCTGAGAAGCTCGCTATGCCCACATTTGGCTCAGAATTGACAATGGCTTGCAAGACCGCACCATTACCATCGCCTGATACGGTAGCCGTCACATTAGCTGCATTGGTATAGCCAGATCCTTGGTTGGTCATAATGACCTGGGTGACCACATTGCCGACCACAATTGGCACGGCAGTAGCGCCAGCACCACCACCACCAGAAATGCTGACTGTCGTATTAGCTGCGTTAATGTAGCCTGAACCACCGTTGACTACGACTAATGAAAGCGTACCCGTCTTAAAGCTCAATAGTTGAGCTACTGCGTTTGCTCCCGTACCGCCACCGCCACCGCTAAAGGTAACGGTTAGATTGGCAGCATTGGTGTATCCAGTACCAGCATTGGATAGGGCAATTGATGTAACGACATTAGCTGTAGAGATAGTAGCCGTAGCATTGGCTTGGACACCGCCTGTTTCATCTGGCGCTGAAATAGTGACCGTAGGAGCTTCGGTATAACCAGAACCTTGATTAACAATTCCTATTGTTCCGACTGATCCGATAGTTACAACATTATTAGAATCCCAGGAAAAGTAACCCTTGCTTGGATCAAGGATGAGCATACGCTCGTTATTCCATTGTGTAGTGTTAATACCGCTAGCAGAGAAAGTGCCAGCAGTAGCCACATTGCCAAAGGTATCGGTCGTGATATTGAAATACTGTGCCGATCCATCATCCATAAACGCAACAACATAGTCATTTAGACCAATGTTGACGGATGTTAGATGGGTAACCGTATTGGAAAAGACAACGGCATTTGCACCCGCATCGACTACGGCTTCGCTATTTGGAATGATTTTGAGGTTGGCATAGCCGATTGGCTGTGCATTTTCAAGCCACGCAAATTCGCTCTCGTCAATTGCTGTACGGTTAGCCTTGGTATTTAAACCCCTAAATTGTTTGACAACGGCATAGGATTTTTTCTGTTCTGCTGCTGCCATGGCTAGTAAGGTGAGCTATAGGGTGTTGGGATTCTACGGGTAAATACTGAGGTAAGCACCGCAGCAGTTTGTTTGTTGTACTCTTGTTTATAAATCTCAGCTTCGCCATAGCTTTGCTCGTAATACTTAGCAAGGTAAGCAGCATAAAACTTAACTGAGGTGGTGTAAGGATCTTTGATCGTATCGTTTGCGCCAGCGTTACTTAGCACCAATGGCTCAGGAAGAATGACGGTATCAATCTCAAGCTGGTAGGCTTCATCTGGGATTGGACCAATATAGATGTTTTCCTGACCGTAGTTGCTAAATGCTAGAGGTCTGCCAATGTAGTTTTGCCAAAAGCGCAAGCGCACATTGAAGTCTGACCAGGCTAGATAATCCAACGGCACACGGGTGTTACCCCAATACAGATTGATGTTAATAATATCTAGGGTTTTGCTTCCCTGTGGCATAGCAGAATAGTAAATATTCTCGCAATTGCCGACATAAGTTAATCCGCAAGTACCGTTTAAAAACTGAGTAGATGGCGGGTAATTTGTAATATTATTTTGCTGACTTTGTGGGTACGGAGGAGGTGTAGCATCCGTAGTACCAGCAGCAGTCACTTGATAAATAAAAATATTACTAAAAATAAAATCATTTAATGCGTAAGCAGTATTCGCACGCCACGCAGTAGGATTTGTTGGTGTTGCTCCATTTAATGCCGATGAAGCTGGTACTTTACACGGAGTTTGTACGATCTGGATTGTTCGTAAACATCCAGTATCACGGACTACACGCTCTCTTGAGCCATTAATGTAATCAGTTAATTGCTGTTCTGTATAAAAGTTACCGTTTGCATCATGGAGTAATCGTCTGACTTCCGTAATGTAAGTCGAAAGAGTTGCCATTTAAACTCCATAAGTCATGCTGCCACCGAGAGGACTTTTCCCCCCGCCCTCTTTTGGGAAGGAAGGGGTACTCTTTCCACCAACGGGGATAACGATTGGTTCTTTTTAGGCGGTTGTGTGGACAAATCCCATTTTGCTAAACGAGCCAAACCTTCTTGGTATTCGTTAGCGGTCTTTATCCAACCCAACCTAGCCAAGTTGGGAGCTTTATCTTCTTTACCGTAACCAAAAATATGACTGGCTGCTTCCTCTGGAATTTCCACAGTAGTGCCTTTTTTAAAGTCATAAAATACTCCACCGAAGCCATCTCTTAGGTCTTGGTCTGAGTTATTGGTTACATAAATCATTAGAAGCTCACCACTTGTCCATAAACACAAATATCTACGGTGTTTGCGTTACCAGAAGCGGTATTCACATTCACATATAGAGCTTGAGTTGATGCGCCAGAAACAACGGTGTTTGCTGGATATGCAATTGCTAGGTCTTGATATTTACCAGTAGCGCTTACTGCTGATAAGGTTACATTGGCAACCACTACATTGGATGCGCCCATGTTTCCAGCACTAGAGATCGTAATACCAATATCAGCACTTGCAACACTTCCAGTAGGGTTTTGCACCGTCACTTGACGGATGATTACCCCACCAGAATTGCTAGTAGCGCCACCGTTGGTTAACCCGCCTGATACGAGAGGAATCTTAATTGCGGCAGTCCCCGTTG